TGTAAAAAATGTTAACTTTTGTTGTGCTTTCTTGTTTAATCTCCACGATTCCGTTCACGGGGATTAGTTTATATCCAACATCTTGTCCGCTGCCTGATATAAATAGTTTAATAAATTTTTCCATAGGTAATAATGTTAATGGGTTAATAAACCACAAAGATAATCTTTATTTATTTACTTTTTTAAGCGCTTCTTCAAGAACTTGTATGCTTCAATACCTTCATCACTTTTTAAATATGATGTTGTTATTGTATACGGATCTTCATTAAAAGGTACTGTCAACATTTTCTTTTTGTTGCTGGGTAAATTGTAATAAACATCTTTATTGTTATTTCTTAAATTTAAAAACCCTGCATCAAAAAATTGATGTACTTCATTTTGCATTTGTAACATGGGATCGTTTACTGTATCAATAAAATCTTCTGGATAGTTTTTAGCGTAGATAAGTATATCTCTTTTTAACTCAGGTATAGTCATATTGTTTGATTGATTGCCCATAAGTATTCTACATACTGAAATTAATTTTTCAGTTGACAAATCTTTAGCTAAAACTTGCGCATCAATTTCTAGCTCTACATGCTCTAATTCTATAGCGGCATCATGAGCTTTATTTATTTCTTCAAACACCTTTCCATTCCCTGGGTGATAGTGTAAAAACTTTTGTAGTATTTGATTTTCTCTAGCAACAAATAACATTCCATCTTCAAAAACAACAGGTTCTAAAATAGCATTTCCATCTTGTTCATCTTCAAAAGGAGTTTTTTGATTTCTTGCATATCTTAAAGGACGATTGAGACCTTGCTCTTCGTCAAAATATAAAAGTGGTGATCTTGCTGAGTGTCGTGATGCAAGCATATAAGAAAGTGGTCTTTCTTCTCTAGTTAGTCTATATGCTTTATCTACTAATTGTGTATTCTTTTTTTTCATTATAATATAATTTAATTTGATTTATAAAAAATAAAGAGTACCTCCGTCCGAAGACGGAGATAAACTTTAAGGTAATTCTAGTTTTGGAATAAGAAGAAGTTGTTTGCACCTAAAGTACATACAGCTCTTTCTGATAGGAAGTTTACTTCCATCGCATCCAAGTCAGAAGTTCTTGCACCACCAGCTGAACCAGTAATCCAAGTTTTGTATCTTCTGTCTTCAGTTTCTGAAGCTCTATATCTAACATGTAAGAAAGGTCTCTTAGCATTCTTACCTAAGATTTGGTCATAAACTGTAGTTGAACCAGCAGGAACTAAAAGCCCGTTGATTGCACCAGCGCTTACTCCACCTCTCATAGTAGGATCGTTAAGATATTTCCAGTCAGATTTATAGAAATCATAACCTCTTCTAAATCCTGTAAATCCAAGATTTAAAGCCATGTCTTTATCATTATCAAATAGACCATATGATGTACCACCCGCTCCGTGAGAGTTTTGTGCAGCTAACATATCGTCCATATCAAATGAAAATTGTCTATTACAGAAAATTACATTTTCTTCTATAGCTCCTTGCTTATCTAGTCTTTGGATAATAGAATCAAATGCAGCTAGGTTTTGTGGGTTACCACCACCAAATACATTTCCTCTATTTCCTACTACAAAGAATACACCGTCAGAACCATTAAGGTTTGCAACAGATGCTCCAGCACCAACTCCTTGTAAGAAGTCTCCAGCACCAGAACCAGCAGCAGCAGGTACAGCTTCTAGCATAGCAGTTTCTAAATAATCTTCAAATCTAAGTCTTGTTTCATGCTCAGACTTTAAGTACCATAAGTATCCGCTAGCGCCATTTTCAGTTGTAATTTCTATCCAACCTATTTGAGCCATATCAGATCCTGATACTTGGTATTTATCTTTTATGATAATAGGCTTATTCTCAAAGATGAAATCATCAGCTTCGTTAGAACCTATCATACCGTTAGTTCCTTTGTTAAATTCAGAACCGTATATAAAGATATCACAATTTACACCAGCAGCCATTTGCTGACCTCCTCCTTCATAGTAAGCAATTGTTACTTGATTTGGATTAGCAGCTGTAGGTGCTACAGTAATAATACCTTTGTTTTGTAGGTTAGATCCAACAGTTTTGTCAGAAATAACTACAGTTTGTCCCACTCTAAGAGATGCTTGGTTTGGAGTTCCAGCCAATGCAGGGTTGAAATTTTCAAGAGCATTGTTGATTGTCCAAACACCTGAACCAGCAGCAGCAGCAGCTCCTGAAGTACAGTTGACATATTTAGTGTGTAATCTTCCTTGTTCTGCCCATTTGATAAGGTCAGAATTAGAAGGCATTTCAGCGCCTACCATTCTTAAGAATGATGCTACTGTTCTATTTCCATAACGCTCGAATTCTTTTTCGTAAGTGTCAGGAAGATATTGTTGTACCCAAGTAAAACCTGAGCTAGGAATGTAATTTGTAGACAAGGGCACTTGTTGTGAACTTGGTTGCAAATCAAAACCAGGGATTGCATTTACTGCCATAATTTTAATAATTTAATAATGTTTAACTTCTTTTAATACTTCTAATTTTAAGTCCTCTTCCACTATCGGTATTTCCTACTGGCCTTATTTTCATTCCGTCTTTAGAAACGGTTTGGGGAGCCTGTCGCATATCCATATTAATATTTTTAGATTTTCTAGAAACATTATCTACAGCATTTGTGACACCTTGATCGTAGAAAAATTGAGCAAACTTTTCAGGGTTCATGGCTACAGCCATTGAACGATGATAACCTTGTGCATCTGAAATTAAACCCTCTTTGTCCATGAATTTACCGACAAAATTATTTATATCGGATTGAACATTTTTAAGTTCGTCAGAAGTTCCAGGTTTATAAGTAATATTATTTTCTCCAACTTTGAAATCAAAACCTTTGAATTCGTTGTTAAAAACTTCACCAGTTTTATTTAAAAAATAATCATACCTTTTCTTTTGCTTTTCCTCAACAGTTTGAGATTCCTCAATGTAACTTTTATAAGCATTTAAATTTTCTTGTTGTTCAGCAGATAACCCATCCCCACTCGACTCAAGCGGAATTTTATATTTATCTTTTTGTTCATTCAAAAACTTTTTAGCTTTCGCAAGTTCTCTTTTTTTTGCCAACCTTATTCTTTTAACATCTTTAGGGTCGTCAACATCTTCGTCAACACTGAATTTGTCTACTATAATATCTTGGATATCTATAGCATCCAGCCCCTCTTCAGTTGCAGAATAATAATTAGCTAGTACATCGTCTTCGTCCATGTTACTGTAGTCTTTTTGTAAATTGTAAAAGTCTGCAATACCACGACCAGTTTCTTTTTTGTACTTAAAATACGCAGATACATCTTCTGGTAATTCTTCATTTGCCTCTTTTTCCGCAAATAGTTCGTCAACAGAATTTATATCTTTGTTATATCTATCTTTAATATAAGAAAGAACGTCTGTGTCATTTAACTCTGGCACGGGAGTGTTTTCTTTTTCAACAGCAACAGGTTCTTCTGTAGCTGGTATTTCTTTTTCTACTTCAACTTTTTCTACAGTTTCAGTAGGTTTTGCAGTGTCTTCAAATTTTTCTTCATGTTTTTGAAGTAATTGTTCTTCAATTTCTGCACGAGACTTTTCTTTGACCGCCCCTAAGTCTTTTACTTTGATTTCCATTAGATTATATTTTTTGTAAAGTTAAACAAAAATTTATATATTTTTTAAGTGATTATATAAATCAACACCAAGTCGCTCACCAACAACTTTATCTGAATTGTAATGTACGTTTGCAACAATTCTACTTTTAGAAATATTGTCAGCTGCCTTAACAAACAAAGGATTCATTTCAGGGTACATATCGGTTAAAACTTCTTTAATTAAAAAAGCCTGTGCTGAGTGTCCTGATGGGAATGCAGCTGTTTGAGCTGATGACATTTTTACATAAGGTAAATTTATGCCAAAGTTTTTTGCCACTACATTAGGCCTTTCTCGGTTATGGTAATTTTTTATTTTTAAAATAGGCTTTGAGCTTTCTTTAATTAAGTTAGCTACAAGCTCAGATGGATATTTCCTGGATTTATTATTAAACAAATCTTTAAACACCCTTTCAATATTATCATACTTTTGTGCAAAGCCTGAATTTATTTGTTTAGAGTTTAAAAATTTAATTTCACTCAGTGTTTTTAAAGATGAACTAGGAGGGTGTTTTAAAGTTTTATATTTTTGTATACTAAAATTTTCAAACATTATCTAGGTTCAAATTCAGCTAAATCAAAACCATCTAAACTATCTTCGTTTGACTCAAAGTTAATTGGTGGTAAATTATTTTTACGTTGTTCAATTAATTTAGATTGCTCAGTAGATTGTAAACTAACTCTATCATCCTTTGCCTTTTCTCTATTCTGCTCTCTTTGACTTAAATTTGATTGTTCCATTCCTTTTATTTGCATTTGGAACTCAAACTCAGTTTGCATTAATTGTCTTTTTAATTCAGCTTCATTTTTAAGTTTTTCAATTTCAAAAGCTACATCTGCTTGTCTGTATTGAATTTTAGCTTGCGATTCCATTTGTATTTTTTGAGACTCTAATTGCGCTTGAGCTTGTTGCGCTTGCATTTGCATTTGAGCTTGCATTTGTTGTTCTTGCATCTTTTGCTCTTGCTCCATTTCTTGCTTTTGTTTTCTTTTTAATTTAAGCAATTGATTAGCCATTTTAAGATTATTAATTTCTCTAATATCTATTGCATCTTCTAAATTAATATCTTGTTTGGATAAAGCCATTTGAATATTTTGTTCCAACATAGCTTTTTCTTCTTCGTCTGGTGACATTTCTATAAATATACCAAAGTCATATAGATATAAATCTTTTATTTCTTCTAAAATTCTAGTATTATATTTTCCAATCTGCATAATAAATTCATCTTTGAAATCAGCATATTCTAAAATATCGGCTGTTCTAATTGATAAACATTCTGCAATTGTTCTAGTTATATACAAACTACCTTGAAGAATGTGTCGAGTAGCAGTGTTTGAATTTAAAGCGGCAAGTTTTTGCACACCTACAAGTGAATTTGGATCTGGTGTAGAACCATCTCTAGCTTCATTTAAACCTGTGACTGCTCGAATCATGTCTAAATAATGATTGTAATTTGCAATCAACATTTGCATTTTACTTGCTCCGCTATTTGAAGTAAGTTGCGTGATAGGAACTCTAGCGTTATTAAATTCACCATCTTGAGTAAAACTTCGGCCGACTACACTACCTGTTTGAAAATATAAACGTAATGCATCTTCAGGATTGTAAGCATTACCTGTTCCTAAATCTACTTCATTTAGACCATCAGCATCAATAAACACACCGTCTGGCACAACTCTTGAAACAACTTGTTGTATTTTTAAATGTGTCATTTGAATTAAATCCGCAAAAGGAACCATTCTTCTAACTAAAGACTCTAATTGGCCTTTGTACATTCTAGGTGCACATGCTACATAATTAGGCATCGCAAATTGATTTGCCGATTTTGGCCTTACCATGTTTTCTGCTAATTTCCATTCCAACAATATATTAGTCCCCATAACCATAACACCCGTATACCAAACATCTATTCTTTTAGTAACTTTTTCAAAGTTCCCTTCTTCCATCATTTCTTGAGGAGGATTAAACTGATCGTCTTTTTCTACTGTTTTGTATGTACCGTCTGCTAATTTTTTTCTTTTATAGACAAATGAATGAGTTGTTTTATAATTAAAATACATTAAAGTAGCAGTGTCTCTATAAAACATACTGTTTTCATAAAACTGAGCGGTATTAAAATAATTATACCATGATTGACTAGATTGAGCTATTTCTTCTAAATCTTCATTAGTTAAGCTAGGATCTATTTTAATCAATTCTGTCATTGGAACAGTTTTAATTTCACCCCAATAAAAACAATCTTTAAAGTAAGGATCTTCTGTATAACTATAAACAACATTTGCAGGGTCAACATAATCAATTTTTACACCTTGTCCTGGTAAAAACTCATGCTTAGTAATTCCTAAACCAATAGTAGTTAGATCATAATCAACTCTACTTCTAGTGTCATTATAGTGATTTTCTTCAAAAAGAACATTTATAGCTTCTTCTTCTGCTATTTCAATGGCTGGCTTATATTTCATTTGCATAAACAACTCCATTTCCTCGTCATTTTCTGGTAAATCTTCTTGATTAGTTTCAAATACATCTATACCAAAATCTGTTTCAATTTGCTCAAACAACGGTTTAGCAAGAACTTCTCCTTCAATTGCTTTTTGAAATTCATTTCTTTTTTCAGCAGACATAGCATCTTCAGCATGAGCCTTAACTTTAAAAAGTCTGTCAGACATTCCATTAACTACGATGTCTACAAACTTTGGTATAATAGGAACGGGTGTCCAATCTAAATTAAGATAGCTTAAATCACCATCTATTGCTAATTCGTTTTTGTACTTGGCTATTGACTGCTCTCCTCTAGCGTATAATCTTAAACGCATAAATTCACCCCATTGATCATAAAATCTACAAGAGCCATTATCTCTTCTAA